CTTATCTCCTAACTTTAGTATATAGTCTTGTGCTACATTAACAGATTTTCCACTCCCTGCTGAACCTTTCATTGCTCTGTATCTTTTTTTAGTAAAATTAGCTTCCTTGAAATCTGGATTAAAATTTACTCTAACTATCATTTCTATCACCATAATCTACACTTATTTTCAACTCATCATCTCCAATATCATCTTTACTTAGGTTATCAACTTCACATTTCAACTTCTCAACTCTTGTTTTCTGCTCCTCTGTAGCCAAATTCCAATCCTTATGAATCATTTCATCATACTGTTTAATTAAACTTCTAAGTTCACTCATAGCTCTACTCTGTGCATTAAGAAAAGATGCTTGCCTATCCCATGCAAATTGAAATTCATACTCTATCTTCTCTCCATTTTCTGTACTTTCATGTTTCTTTAATTCTTTAATCATTTCTTCCTTGTCTTTAACATACATTATCTTTTGTGCTCTTATTATTGCTGCGTATTGGATTGTTATCTGCTCCCAAAGAATATCAAATTTATCTTTTATGGATATTTCTTGTATCAATTCCCTAGTTTCTTCGGGTAGATATTTTGAGAAGAAACCAAACTTTTCAGCGTTCTTATTCTCTTTTGGAGCACCATGACCAACTGAATTTTTATTAGAAAAGGGTGCACCTCTTTTATTTATAGGTGCACCCTTCTTTTTTTCACTAGCCCAGTTGTATCTTTTTATCCATGACTTTAAAGTGTTTAAGCTAATGTCATACTTTGATGATATTTCCTTTTGTTTCATTCCTTTTAAGTAATCTTGTTTTACCTTTTCTTTGACATCTTGCACATCACCACCTCTTTATTTGTTTGTTTTGGGAATAAAAAAAGAACCTCATAATTGAGATTCTTTTTTTGTTTACTCTACTTTAAGATTCAATTCAAATTCAGTCCCACATTCTAAACATTTAACTTTACCATCTTCTAGTATTTCAAATTCAGATATTTTTTCGCATATTTTACATTTTTCTTTGAACTTATTTCCAACATTTTGTGATGTAAATATAGTAGGGTTATTTTCAACTTCTTTTTTTAAATCATCAATAACACTGTCAAAATTCAAATTACCACTTATCTCAAATCCCACATAATCACCTCCTTATAGTATAGTAAATTCTATGTTATTATACAATATCCTTCAACAATCGTTCGACAATAGCAGAATTCACCACAATTTTATGCTAATATTCTATTGAAAGGAGGTGTTCTTATGAGTAAAAATATTGACATTAGAAATTTAAAGCAATTTCAAAAGAAAATTGAAAGAATGGAACAAAATTTAAAACCTGACTTTGATAAGATTCGCACAATAATTCTTAGCAAGAAATTTATGAACCAACACACTAATTTTGATTCTTTTGATGAACTACTTGCATTTGGTAATTACATAGTCAATTCAGAAGAAGACTTTTTAGCTATTCCTGATAATGAATTTGATTTATTTATAGTTAAAAATACTGATTTCCCAGATTGGCAAACCATGCTTGATTCAGCATATTCAAAATATTTAGAGTCTTGCCTTAGATAAAACATCTAGACAACTTTCAAAATGTTTATCTAATTCTTTTATGATTTCCCTAGATTCCTTTATAAACTCAGCCATATAACACACACCACTTGCAGGTATCTTGAATTCAGAATCTAGGGAATTTTTTCTTTCTGATACTACATCTTGTGTGTTTTTCTTAATCTCCATAATTTCATTCTCCTTTTAATTTATTGTATAAAAAAAGACCATCTATCAAGATAGTCATTTTAGATTTTATGTACTTTTATTTTTTTAGATATTTCAACATTTGAACTAAATAGTCCCCATCTAACGAATCTGTTTCGTCTTTATCAAGGCTTCTTTTTCCAAAGTCTACAAATCCATTATCCTTATAAAATTCAATTAATTTAGGTTTATCTTCACATTCAAGGTACACTATTTTCCCACCCATATCTAACTGTACTGCTTTTATCTTGTCACATGCAATTTTTAGAAGTTCATCACCCTTGATTAATTTATTATAATTATTTGAATAATTCTTTCCTATTTGCCCTATCAAAGGTGCTCCAATAATATATCTTCTTAGTTCTTCATTGTATTGTCCAAACTTCACTATTTTCCTAGCTAAAGAGTTTGATAATGTTTTTCTTTTTATTGTAAAATACTTATTAGCTAGAGTGAAATATCCAACTATAACAGGCTTGCCTTTATAAGAAGTTAGCACTAAATGTGTACTAGCCAAACCCTGTTTAGAAAATTCAATAGCTTTGTTTTTTAAAAATTCTTCTACATCTTTATTAAGGGGACAAGAAAAACTGGAGAGAATTTTTTTAACTTCTTCTTCCTCCAGCTCTCCTAGCATATTACTTAAGTTTACAATTAAATAGCCACTCATTAAAATCTCCCGAATATATCCTTTATTTTATCTTTTGGTACTTCTGAACATTTTTTACTTAATACAACTTCTTTTTCTTGTTTATTTTTAGCATTTTCTAGAGCTGATACTAGATTTCTTCCAAATGCCTTTTTTCTTACATCTACATTTTTTAAAATACTTTTTGTAGCCATAAGTACCACCTTCCACTTCACTATTATAATTTAATTATACTGACGTTACGTTAAATATGCAATATATTTCGAGGAATTATCAGTTGGCATTTTGTACATGATTTTATTATTATTATTCACAATATGTACATTTTATATAATAAAATTACTGTTATTTATAATTAATTTAAATAACTTACACTATAAAAAATTATGTCATATATCTTATGTATATTAATTCAAATGCTTGCTAAGTATTTAATTTTAAGTATGCACATTATAATATACCTAAACAAATAGTATTATGACAATAAAAATTTCTTTTTTCTTTTTAAAAATTAAAATGCTAAGTTTGGAGTAAACTTAGCATTTTTAGTAGGGAGATACATATATTATGTCGCAGGTTCTAAGAATCGAACTTAGACTAGACACCAGTACCTGCATGGTGAGTGAGGTTACCAAGCCCCACCCGATTTTTAGACTTCTGAATTAAGATACAAAATATAAAATTTTGCCCTCAATTTCTCTACTTTTAGTGTATACGTTGATTAATATTTGAACATAGTTAGAATTGAACTAACAGCGTCCTCACGCCCTGCCTAGTCTGTTCGTAGTGACTAGGGCAATCCCTTATACCCTAGTCAAATATTAAGTTTTGAGAGGGAAATCTTTATTTCCACAATACTATTATCTCATGCTTTTTTAATCAAAAAGGGGAGAAAGTAGGGAATAAAGTGGGAATTTCTGGGGAAAAACTGGGGAATTTTCTAATTTTTAAATAATGGGAGTTCATTTTCCTTAATTCTTGGATAAAGCATATCCATAACTTTATACACTAATCTTTCCCTTACACATCTACATGTTTTCCTATCTGAGTTCATCTCTAAGGATATATAAACCATACTATTTTTCATTCTACTATTATAAAACAGTTTAAAAAAATGTTCTTCTCTTATATCTAAGCATGTAAGTGCATTTTCTATTTTCTTCTTTTCTATTTCTTTATCTTTTTTCAGTTTTTTCAATCTAGTAATATCTCTTTCTTTTTTTATAATCTCATTCTCAACAGTTGAATTAAAAGCATATGTTGGACTTACTTTTTCATCATATCCAACAGCCTTACACCCAAATATCTCATTTTCTCTACTTTCTATATCTAATTCAAGATTCTTAATTTCTGCACTTAAAAATTTATAATGATGTAATCTACCTTCTACTTTTTTAAATAGTTCTTTTTTATTGATATTATTATCCATACTTCCACACTCCTGTTTATGTTATAATAATCTTGGATAAAAGTTTTATATTTTTGACAAGTGGAGTGTGAAAGCACTCCTTTTCTCTTTTAATTAACTATTGCAGGTTTTCCCCTTTAAAGGAGAAAAATCTATTCCTGTCTTAACTCACAATTGATAATTGACTATTCAAAAGTCTTATTTCTTCTTCAAACACTATAGGTAACTTATAACTATTTACAATCTCTAATACTTTATCTAATTGACAACGCTTTATAGCCTTATAACTATCTACTCCAAATTCTCGTTTAATCTGATGGTATATATCACTATAAACTTTACCTCTTAAAGATTTATTTTTATAAGCCTTACTTCCATGTCCACCAAGTGATTTTGTTGCTACTCTCTTAACCTCTTTAACAATACACTCACACTCGATATTGAATAATGGTGCATCATCCATAAAGTTCTCTAACTTCTCATTAACATTCTCTATTTTAGTTTCTAAGACTTCTTGTTTCTTATCTAGCATAAATATAGCTTGTAACTCCTTTGATGCACTTAAAAGAGGATTATTTAGTTCTTTTCTCATAGAGAAATATCCATCAACTAACTTCTCATATAATTCCCAAGCTATATCATCTTCTAATATTTTTAATAATTTTGCATAACCTCTTTCAGATAATATATAAATCCCAGATAATAACCCTTTGTTTTTTAACCCTCTATAAGAATTAATTGATTGTTGAGTAAATCCTAATTCTTTTATTTTGGTATCGTCCAAACCGACACCTAACAAATCTAATATATCTTTTCCATCTTTAAATCTTTTTCTATTCTTATTTATAAGCTCATTAATCTGTCTAGATTCTCTATTATGTATCTCAGCTATATCTTTTACTAGCATTGCTTTCTTATGTTCTCCAAATCCACCCTCAATGTTATGAAATTTCATTCCCTCGATTTCTAAAGTTCCAAGTACTGTTATTTCTTTATTTATATTTTCATTCATAATTTATCTCTCCTTTACCATTTGATATATTCTCTATTCAGCTTTTTCACATTTTTATGAAAAACTGAGTACCTAATCTAACGAACGGATTTTTCCGTTGGTTAAATAACATCTTCTAATATAACCTCAACTCTTGGTTTATCACTGTAATATTTACTAGCTACAACCTCAACAATCTGCGTATCATCTTTATAAGCTATCTCATTGAGTGAATCAGCTATAATCTTGACCACATTATCAATATCTGGTTTTTTATTGGGTCTTAACACATTATTTCTTTTCTGCTCTTTAATCTTTTTACTGTTACTTTTTGCTATAGAGTAATAACATCTTAAAGTCATTTTTATGTATCCAGTAAAATAATGTCTAACTTTAGATTGATATAACCATTTTATTAATTCTTCATAGTCCTTAGTTTTCTGTGGTGTATAGGTCCTTTTAGTAGCCAAGTTAAATCTAGGTCTTTCTTTACCAACTGGTTCTCCATCTATTACAAGAAAAACTTTCATTTTTTCACCTTCTTAGCCTTCTTCCTACATTCTTTACAACAATAAACATCCTTAGATTTTTCTTCAAGATAAAATAACTTACCACACCAACTGCATCTTCTTCGTTTCATAAGCTCACTTCCTATTTAGCGTAAATCTTCTAGCTCTAAGTGAGAGTTTATTTTTGTTAGTTCTTCTTCTAGAGCTTCCAAACACTTATTTTTATTTTTTAAAATACTATTTGTAGAACGGCATTTTACTGTAATACCAGTTGGAATATGAGTAACTTCAACAGAATAATCTTTACTTTTCACCATTTTCAAATCTTTAGGATGTATAGTATATCCGTTTTCTAATTCATATAGCTCATTTTTACCTTCAAGATAGCTTTCGCATTCTTTGAAGTTATTAATTTCAATTCTTTCAAGCATACACATATCTTCAAAGTAGTTTTTACAATTATAATTTTCACAATATATATTAGCCATTTAACGCACTCCTTTTATAAGTCAAGCCTATAACATTCTAGTTTCATTCACAAACTTACCTTGACTATTTTATTCTATTTACTTCTTAATTTCTTATAGTTCTCTTCACATACTTTATCCATATTTTCTTTGTATTTGCATCCTACACACATTACAAGTTATAAGGTTATTGCTAATTACAAAGTCATAGTTGACACATCTTTCATCACACTTTTTATGAATTAATCTTTTTTTCATTTTAATTCTTTTATTCATATTTAACCCTCCCTTAGCTTCTCAATTATCTCAATTTCATCATCTGAAAATACCATACAGGCTTCCCCATCACAATTACCATTTTCCCAATCTTTTTTAAATCGTTCATATTCATTTATATAACATCCAGTATATTCATCCTGCTCTAAAAGATAATGTGCTTCCATTATTATTTTTCTATCTTCTTCATTGTAATTAGCTAGACAATATTCATCTCCAAATTTAACTACTATTACTTTTAAATCATCAATCAAGTTATAGTATTTCAGAGTATTTTTTAATCCTTTTTCTGAATACTCAAAGTCTACGCTTTGATTTCTTACCTGCTCCAATGTTCTTTTAGTCTTTATTTTCACTTTATAGATGTTAAACATAATTTACAATCTCCTTCTCCAGCCAATTTTTATTATTTAATATTTAGGAAATTCTCCATAAGTCGTAGCAAGACATTCAATTCTCCACTCTGGTATAACCCATGTTGTATCGTTATCACCTACATATGCTTTTACTTTATAAAGCGGGGTATTTCTTTTTCTAAATTTCGTACTATAACATTTTTCTAAAATTTCACAACCAACCATTCTGTTATAGTAACAGTTTATTTGATGATATATAATCTTTTCCCCTACAGAATATTTATATTTTAGATTATTTATAGATTTTTTATATATGCGATTTTTCACATAATTTGCTAATATACAAATAATTATTAGCAGTATAGTCAATAAAAAAATCTTCATAAGTTATTCCTCCTAACTAGTTTAAATTTACATCCTCTTATTATTTACTTCTCCTTCTCTAGCCAATAGTCACATGAGTACCTACTTTTCCTCATAAAATGTTACATTCTTAATAACTATATCTATAGACCCATTTTGATTTTGTCTTACTGTATATTTCATTGGGTCCTCAAAATCAGTTAAGTTACCTTTTATTTCAAAGCCATTGTCAGTTTTTATATTTCTCTTTTTAAGCTTTTTATCAACCCATTTTTTATCTATACTAAATCCTTCAACAAGACCTTTTTCTTCCATATGTTCTTTAAAACTATCTTTTAACTTATCATCTTTAATTGTTTTATCAACAAAATTATTTATATCAATTTCATGCTTTTCTTTCAAAGTATAATTTAATATACTTCTTACATCTTCTGCCTGTTTTATATCATTTCCAAGAGCATTAGTTATCCAATTTTCGGCTGTACTTTTAAACATCTTAGTCTTGTACTTGTCATCTTTCACTTTAGTAGCATTTAGAAACTCTGTAATAAACTTAGAATTAGCTTCTTCCTTTTCTGCATCCTTGTCTAAAACCCTAAGATGATATTCGTCATTCATTCCACTCAAACCAACCAAAGCAGCAATTTTTACTGTCTTAGTCTCTTGTATATTAATTTCATTTTTAGACATTTGTATATTAAATTTATCATCTTTAAACTCGATTGAATGAGTATATGACTTGTTGTAATCAAGCTTTAATATAGCAACTTTCTTTTCATCTTTTTGAGAGTATAAACAAATTGCTAAGTCGCAAGATTCTAATGTAGCATTCAATTTCATAACATCAAATAAATAAGCTGCAATCTCTTTAGAGTTATTTAAAAATGAACTTTCATCATAAATAATTTGTTCGCAACACTTCTTAATTAAATTGTTACTATAGTCATTAAATACTGCTGTTCTAATGTCTTTAGCTCTTGATACTGTCTTAATCTTCTTCTGAAAAAATAGATCCATATCTTGACTAACCCTACCCTCAAAGTCATTTAGTATTGGTGTATCGCTATTCTTATCTAAAACATGTATTATAAATTTGTGTATTATCATATTTCAATTCCTCCATCACAATAATATTCAGTCATTTTTTGACTTCTAGTATCCTTTATAACTTCTTCAACTTTATCTATTGTTACAAGCAGTATCTTGTCATCTTTAGCTAATAATTCTGCTTTTTGTTTTAACATTTCCTTACTTCCACAAGAATAATTTATCTTACGTTCATCCAACAATAACCCTTTTTGCCATCTAAGCACATACTTTGACATTTATTCACCCCTTATTTTCATTTTTGAGAGTTACAAAACACTTCAACAATACTCATACTAAAAGACATTTTGCAACTCTTAGCCCATTCTTTTTGCTATTTCATATACAACATTTGCAGTAACAGCATTTCCCGCTTGTTTGTACAGTTGACTATCTGAGCATACACTTGCTGCTCTTTCGTAATATTTATCCGGAAATCCTTGCAACCTAAAGCATTCCTTTGGTGTTAACCTTCTTATATCTCCATTTTTCAAAATTCCATGTTTATCTTGAGCTGTTAGTGTGAACATTGGTTCTCCGCTTTCTTTAATTCTACGACCATTTTGTCTTTTATTTACCCTATCGGGCGTTAAAACTGCATTAACTAAAACTCCACTATTATCACAATTTCTATTTGTCACACCTGCATTATATTTTGCTTTAAGGCATCTAGCATTTATTGTTACTTTAGAGTTTTTATTTAAGTCTATAAAGTATAGACCTGTTTTAGCACCTCCACCTCCTGCCTGACTTCTAATACATCTAGCAATTCCAACTGCATCATAAATTCTATTTGTACTATGAGTTGGATTATTTAGTTGCTCAAGATTTTTTCCACTTTTTCTTTCGATAGGAAATACTTTTCGTGTACTTCGTCCTCTAAAATGTCCAACAATGAATATTCGTTCTCTATTTTGGGGTACTCCGAAGTTTTTAGAATTAAGAACTTGCCACTCTGCATCATAGCCGATTTCATCCAGTTCAACGAGAACTTTGAGGAAATCAAATCCTCCATTAACACTAAGTAGATTTTTAACGTTTTCAATAAGTAAATACTTGGGTCTATCTTCTTCTTTGAGTTCTCTAATAAGTTTTGTAACTGTAAAAAATAAACTTGAACGTTCTCCTCTGAATCCAAATTGTTTCCCTGCAACAGAAATGTCTTGACATGGGAATCCAAAACACCAGACATCTGCTCTTGGGATATTTTCTGTTCTAATTTCTCTAATATCTCTTTCAAACCATTCATCCTCCTTCGGTTTGTGCATGGCATTATAACTTAAATTTGCGAATTTATCATATTCGCAATGTCCCAAACATTTATGTCCTGCTTTTTCCATCCCTAGCCTAAAGCCACCTATCCCTGCGAATAAATCTAAAAATGTAAGCAATACAACGCCTCCTTATTTTCATTTTTGAGAGTCACAAAACACTTCAACAATAATTTATACTAAAAGATATTTTGTAACTCTCTAAACTGTCTTAATTAGATATTTTCACTTATATTTCTTCTAACATTTCCTCGAGTTTATTTTTTAATAAATCATATTTTTCTTTAGTTTCTAAATCTAATATTCTAACTCTTCCTCGCTCTGCTATAATAGCTATATTTGAACTTTCACATATCATCTGTATATAATTTACAGAAGCATTTATCATTTCTAATCTATCATCCATTCTTATACACCTCTTTTATTGTCGCAATTTTCACACTCTTTTAGATTCAATCTATACTCATAAACTCTACCAGCTATAAAACTTCCTATTACTAATATCGCACTAGCTAAGATATTCATTCTCAAGACTCTCCTTACGTTCTAAGAACTCTGTTCTGACTTCCTCTAAGTTCTCATATTCATTACCAACTATTTTGTAATCTCTGCTATGATATATTTCTGTTTTATTTATAAGCTCTATCCATTCTCCTTCAAGTTTCTTTAAATAATGCCATTCCAAATATAACTTAATACTACCAATATCCCTTTTTACAACTCCATATTGGCTTGTGTCATGGAAATTATCATATCCTTTCAATATATCCCCCTCACAAATTTCTTGATTGTTTCTAGCCCATTCTCCAGAGCATACCCCAACATTAGAGACTTTCTGCCATTTGCAACCCTCTGTCAACATAACTAAACATTCAAGTATATTGCTCCACATTATTGTTGCTGAATAAATCCACTTTTCGTTCTCAAAATCATAACCTCTATACTTAATTAAACTCATTTCTTAACATCCCCTCGCACTCATATTTACTTAATATTTTTATAACTATATCAATAGCTTTATTAACAGAACACTTTTTCTTATTTAATATCTTTTCAGCTAACTTAATTACTTGTTCCACATTTGCCAATACCATCTGTCACCTCTTGAATATATCTAGCTTTCCATCCATTTTTAGAAACCTTACCTGTTCTTGCTAAATGAGCAATATAAACATCTGTAAAATATACGTATTTACTTGCTTCAACAGCAGTATTAAATACTTTAGTTTCTCCAGTCACAATATTAAAACACTCTACTTTTTTACCTTTTCTTCCTTGCCCCTCATTATTTACACGCAAATCAATTACATTTATTTTTTTATTTCTATCTCTTACTTTTCTTAGATTAAATTCAAACATATCTTCTATATCCTTAGTTCTTTCTAAAAATGTTCCTGCATCCACCCAAACCTTAGCCATATTTAGTTCCCCCCTTTTTATTCAAATGGCATTTCAAATACTTTCTCTTGATTATGTCTAACTCTACAAGAATCTATATAATCTGTTCTTACTCCATTTTCAATAAACTTCTGTATATCATTTAACACTTGCATAGCTCTTTCAATACTTTCATATTCACCTATTTTTCTAATATCATTTTCAAGTATTGCATACACTTGATTAAAACCTATTTCAACTCTATTAACTCTCATTAAATCTAATCTATCTTGACTTCTAATTATTATCATTTCTATCCCTCCAATATTTTTTAACTCCTAGGAAGTAATATTGTATAACTACTCCCTAGACTATTTAATTCAACTGAACTTCTCTTTTTGACTCTTTTTAATAATCTCGTCTAGTTCATCAGACGTATACTTAGTAAATGTCTCGTTAAAATTATGAAACTTAGTCTTATTTTTTCTACTTGGTATAGGCTTATAATCTTCTTCTAATGCTTTTATGAGATAGCCTGTAATACTTTTTACTCCATCTGTATTTTTTACCAACCTTAGTTTTTCCTCTAAATAGTCAATTCCTCTTCCTGTATGTATGAATATATCAACAATTTTTTCAATGTCTTTAGATTCTAAATCAAAGTATTGTTTTATTTTATCCACAACCACCGAATCATCCTTATTGTTGTTGTTATTCTTATTGTTATTCTTATTGTTATTCTTATTGTTATTGTCCCCGTATCGTGGTACGACTCGTTCACGTATCGTCGACGTATCGTAAGAATCCCCATTTTTAGCCATTTCGTAATAATCCTCAAATATTTTTCTTATATCTGATTTTTCTATTGATGGAATTACATATTTTATTAACTCAATATCTTTAACTTCTTTGAGTTCTTTATTAAGTAAATCTATAATTGGTTTACCACCTTTAGTTAAGTTATATTTGCCCCAGTTTTTTATGGCAATTTCTCTAGTATCGGGATTATATTTAATACACTTATGGTGATTTACGAATCTATCCATTAATGCTCTTATACTTTCTTCTGAGTACCCCATCCAAAATGCTAGTTGTTTTTTAGTTACTTGGTAAACTCCTATTTGTGTTGTTTGAGGATTACTAAGAAGAAGTATAAAGAAAAATTTATCTTCTGGTGTCCACTCCTCTTGTACCTTTGGGTCAGTCCAAAAGCTTGTATATATCTGTCTGAAAACTGCCACTCTATCACCTCCTGTTATGCACCCTTAAAGGCTTGTTTCTCATATGCTGCACAAACAGCATCATATTCACTCTTATTTAAATCCTTTATATCTTTTCCTAGCTGTTTAAAAACCTGTTCTTTTAATAATGCTTTATTAACTCCAACACTATTAGCTATTGCATATAATCTAGTTAGTTGTTTATCAGTCAATATTCTGTTACTTTGTTTAACATTGTTATTAGAATTGCTTTTAGATTCCTCTTTTCCACTTACTGCGTCAAAACTATCATTTTCAGTTATATTTAGTAACTGAATATACAAATATCTAGTTTGATAGGTTTCTATACCTCCTAGTGCCTGTAATTCATTAGAACCTTTAAGTTGTAAATCTCTCATGGGAGAAGTAAATACAATCTGTTCTGATGGGTTTTCTCCATTAATTAATGTTAGAGTTGCATATTCATTTGTAAAGGTCACTATAGGGCATAGCTTAGCTTCTTCAAGTAATCCAGTTGCTTGTGGTAGAAAGTCTGCTAACTCAAAATACTTGAAGTTAGCGAACTTATTTTCTCCACTTTTCTTTAGATTCAACTTACTAAATTTAACTCTTACATCCATCAATTTAATGTAAATATTATTAATTTCCATGGTCCTCACCTACTCTTTTTTAGCTTTTGGAATTGTTAGTGTAGTTCCATATTCAATCCTGCAACCTTCAACCTCATGACCTTTTTTAATAAAATCTTTAATGTTTCTTATCTACTTTTACAACTTGCTCTACTGTTTTATATATAGCAGGTATCTTTTCTTCATCTTCTATGACTAAGCTACCTGCTGACTTTCTTATACTTATATTTCCTAAAACTGTTTCTACTTTTTTAGTCCCAAGTAATTCCATACAGTCTTTTATATTGCTTTTTAATCTATCAAGAGTATTCTTCTT